GACAAACCAAACTGCCGAAAGTTAAAGACCTACTGGCCGAACTGAACCAACAATACGGAAAGATTGGAGCTCAGGAATACTCTTCGGCCTTGATAGATTTTAACTTCAAGAAGTTGAGCCTTGAATTCCAAACGGGAAAGATAAACCTAGATGCTTTTAACAAAGGCATCCAGGAATTAAATCGCCAAGATATTAATCGGGCGTTCACGGATGGAACCATCTTGCTCCAAGAATTCAACCAAGCAATCTCTCAAAGCAAGTTGAAGGATTTAAAAACAGACCTCGAGGCGGGAAAGATCAGTCTCATTGAATATAGATCTGAGTTCGTAAAACTCTCGGAAGAGTTTTCGATCAAGGGAAGCTTCCAAGCTGGTGCCGCAAATTACATTACGTCAATCGGGACGGTCGGACAACAAACGGCCCAGGCAATTCAGAATGCCTTCTCAGGACTTGAGACCGTGTTCACCGATTTCGTAAAGACTGGGAAGTTTAACTTTAACGACTTTACGAGAAGTGTTCTCGATGACCTGACTAAGATCATCATCCGCGCCTCGATCATTAAGCCCTTGGCCAATGCCGTTCTTGATTTCGGCGGAGGTGGGGGAGGCAGCGGAATCCAAGCGACTAACGCAGACTTCTCTAGCACCGCGGCTTTCGGCAATGCCTATGACCGAGGGAATGTAATTCCCTTCGCCAAGGGTGGAGTGGTTGGTTCTCCGACTACGTTCGGTATGTCTAAGGGAAGAACGGGACTCATGGGCGAAGCTGGCCCGGAAGCCATCTTGCCGCTTGCCCGAGGTGACGGCGGAAAGCTTGGTGTACAGGCCCAGGTCACGCCCGTTACGATCAACATCGTCAACCAAGCGGGTGCCGAGGTTCAACAAAAAGAAACCACTGGACCAAACGGCGAGCGCATGATCGACATTATCATTGCCCAAAAAGTAAAAGAGCAATTTGCGAATGGCACATACGACAAGACCCTTCGCTCGCAGTACGGACTTACTCGTAAAGGACAATAATGGAAACATGGCCTTTGACGCTTCAACAAAAGATGGGCTCCGATAGTTTCTCCTACACTCCGGGGGACACGGTTCTTAAGTCCGACGTGGATGCAGGTCCTTCTAAATTACGATCCCGCTATACGGATGGCATTGACCAATACTCATGCACTATCCTTATCGACATCTCTTTGGTGAATACGTTTAAGACGTTTTATAAAACCACTCTCGGCAACGGCACTAGGACGTTTGGTTTCCTAGATCCCTTTTCCAATACGACCGAAGAGTTTAGGTTTGAATCTCCGCCAGAAATTACGCCTCTTGGAAATGGCGGTAGAACTTTTCAAGTTTCAATGAAGTGGATTAAGTTACCCTAATGGCAAATCAGATAAGTAGCGAACTCATTGCGCAGTTGTTCTCACAGGAATCTAATGACCCCTTCCTGACTCTTGTTACTTTGACTCATGTTAGCTTTGCAGAGCCTATTCGTTTGGTGAACAATACGAAGGACATCGCTTCGAGAGGAAATCTCTACTCGGCCTTTCCGATGAAAATTAGATTACCCATTGACGACGGTGAGACGGCCAAGGAATTCGCCATCCAATTCGATAACGTATCCTTGGAGTTGATCGATGAAATGAGATCCGTCACCACGCGTATTGGGGTAAAGTTAGAAATGATCCTGGCCTCCATGCCTGATGTTGTTCAAATGTCCCAAGACGATTTGTTCATTAATAGCATTTCCTATAATGCTCGAAGCATCAGTGCGAAGCTTGTTATGGATTCATTCCTCAATGTCGAGATGACCTCGGAGAGATATAACCCCTCAAACTTTCCGGGGCTATTTTGATTAATAGAGACTTTGGCCCTGAGGTTGATTTGAACAAGTACATAGGTAAGTCCTATGAGACTTACAATTGTCTCGATCTGGTCAAAGAGTTCTACGCGGATTTCTTTGGGCTAGAAGTTAAAAACTATTTCGAGGGAAAGGTACCCGACAGAAGAGAAGTCTCAAGCCTTATCGTTACTAACAAGGGTGACTTCGAAGAGGTTAAGGATAGACCTAGATTTGGGGATATTGTTGTTATTAAACTTTACGGTATCGAGTGTCACTTAGGCGTAGTGATTCACGGGAATAAATTCCTCCACTCGGCTAAAGGACTTGGCAGCCACATTGACCGATTGACTAGATACGAAAATATCATCGCGGGTTTCTACCGGCATAAGGATGCCACATGATTAAGTTGAGATTGAAATTCGGAGAAGGAAAAGAGCCCGAAGACATCGAGATAGTCGAGGGTGAATTACTATCGGCGGCCATTGATCGCACACTATCCGAAGTCCCTAAGGTAGAAGGTAAAGAGCATAAGGATTTATTCCAGGCCGTAGTCAATGGCATTTGCATTGAATCAGATTTCTGGCCCGTCACTCAGCTTAAGAAACAAGATGAAGTCATTATCTCGCCCAGTATGCAGAGCGGGGATAGCGGTGCATTATACAAACAAATCGCGGTCATTGCGATTACCGTAGCCGCTGCGTATTTCGCAGGCCCCGCAGGTCTTCAACTAGGGGCCGCAGCTAGTTCTCTATTCGTGGCTGGCGTAACCATTGGTGCCACTCTGCTACTCAACGCTTTGATTCCTCCTCCGGTGCCGGACGTACTCTCTGCCCCCGGAGGAGTTGAGTCGTCGCAAATGTACAGCATCACGGGCCAGTCAAACACGGCCAAACGCTTCGACACTGTTCCTAAGGTATATGGCACACATCGTATGTTCCCAAACGTCGCCGCACTTCCTTACACGGAGTTGGCTACAGACCCAAACACTGGGGAGTTGGTACAGTTTCTTTATTGTATTTATGATTTTGGTTTGGGGCCTGCCTACATAACCAACCTGGCTATCGGGGATACTCCGCTTAACGGAACCAACTTTTCAGACTACGAGGTAAATTTCGTAGATCCAAATAAGCCAGACATTTCGGAGGGCGTTTGGGATGATTTCCTTAAGAAAGATTTTTCTCTATATAAAGGAGATCAAGAGGGCGACAACGTAGCCTCGGAGCTTAACGGAAACCAGAATGAAGGGGGCGCCCAAAGTACTTGGCGGCTGGAGCGCAACACTGCGGCCAATACAGACAATGAAGAACAAGAAATTATTTTAAACTTCGTTGCCCCTAAAGGACTCTACCGAATTAGGCCGGATGGGTCTCAAGCCGGTATTCGAGTAAACCTAAATATTGAATTCTCCAAAGTAGGAGAAGACAACTGGAAGAAGTACAACGACTACGCCTTTTGTAAAACATGGAGTGCAGTAGGGGGGTCTCCACCTCCTGCACCTAATCTGTTAGCTCCGGGGGCAAACCTAGAAAATGATTTATTCAATGATTACGTAATTGCCTTTGATGGGAACAGGGGACAAGGATCTCTTCTTTATCAAAACCTCCCCGCTAACTATAGAACAGGCAGATTTAGAGAGATTCATTTAAGGCCAGGAGGGTTTGGGTTTGTAATGTATATTGGGGCGGACCAACCCGACGCCTTTCTAGGTCAGACTTTCTATGGGCAGACTTATCTAGGCGGAGTTAATATTTTTGGAGGGACCCCCTACCCTCCAGACCCCACGCACTATTTCCACGCCGAGTTATGGGATGCCAATTACACCCGGCCTGTGGGTTTCCCTGGCGGGCTTGTAGCTTTTCTTTATTACTTTAACGAAGACACCAACACATGGATTTTAGTCGATAGGGTTATTGATAAATATATCCGTAATGATTTCCTGAATGGCGGAAGTGCCATAATTGAAAGAAATGAATTCTCTCCCGTCTATGCAACATTTAGATTTACTCCACGCGAACAAGGGCAATTCAAAGTACGCGTTACTAGAGAAAGCACTATCGGCATTGGGCCGGGATTCCTAGGCGGAGCGGAGGTAAGGAGAGAAGACGCCCTTACGTGGTCAACACTGACCACGAGAATAAATAGATCTCCTATTGTCACCGACAAGCGCCATGTCTTTATGGAAATAAAGATGAGGGCCACTGGACAACTCAACGGAAACATTCAAAACCTTTCCGGCATTGTCCATTCAGTCCACGACATCTACGACCCCAATACTGAAACATGGTCAAAGGACTTCACCGACAACCCGGCATGGATATTTACTAGTCTTCTAACCGGCCAAGAGAATAAAAGAGCTATCGACAAATCAAGACTCCACATGGACTCAATTGTCGAGTGGGCAGAATTCTGTGAACAGATACCAACTCCCCCTCCTGCAAAGACCTATCTAGACAATAGGTTCACTACGAATTTCATTCTTGATTACCGGGTAAGCCTTCAAGAACTTCTTGGCCAAGTGGCCAATGCCGCGCAAGCGAGTCTAAACATTATCGACGGCAAGTACGGCGTTCTCATCGATAAATTTAGATCTACGCCTGTACAGATCTTTACTCCCAGAAACTCCAAGGACTTTTCTTCTCAGAGATTCTACGCGAATCAACCAAAGGGTGTTTCGGTAAAGTACATCGATCCCTCTCGTAATTGGGAAACTCAAGAAGTAGTTGTCTATGACGATGGGTACTCCTTAGAGAACACAACCGACGATGACATCGAACAATTAACGGCGTTCGCTTGTACGAGCCAAGAGCAGGCGTGGCGCTTTGGCCGCTACATGATGGCTCAGAATAAACTCCGCCAAGAGACTATGACTCTCACGGTGGACTTTGAGCATTTGATTTGTACTCGTGGAGATTACGTACAAATCACCCAAGACGTGATGCGAGTCGGGGGAACTCCGGCCCGCGTGAAGTTCATGACTTCAAACGTCGCCACCATTAACGACGCTATCGACATCGACGCCGATCTTGATTATGGATATGTGGCGAGAAAGATAGACGGCTCAATTGTCACCTCCACATGTACTCCGATCTCCGCTAGGGAGTTCGAGCTAGACGGTACACTGCCCCAGGCCGGGGATCTCATTGTCATCGGTGAAGTAAATAAAATTGTTTATGATTGCCTAGTAAAATCCATAAGCCCAAATGATGACCTATCGGCTACGATTGTACTCATCGAACGGGCCGCCGCTATTTACGACTACGAATCAACGGGGGACTTGCCTGACTACGATCCAAGCATTTCAACTACTTCTAATCCTGACTTTACTCCTCCTCGCGAGGTATCAGATCTTGTAGTCGCTGACTCTGGTTACGACTGCGCGGCGACTGGGAACTCTTACGAGTACTTTGTGGACCTAGCGTGGGACGCACCTCCCGGATCAACCTACGAGTTCTTTGCCATTTATGTAAACTATGGTCGTGGGTATCTCCAGGTAGATCAAACGAACCAAAGCATTTATCACTACGTAATTGATGAGGATAACCTAGGCGTAGAACATAACTTTAAGGTCATTGCGGTCAGCGCC